ACTGATGTTATTGAACTTATGAAAGCTGGAGTAATTACTGAAAATTCTGTTGGTATTATGCCAATAGTAAAAGAACAAAAAGGTGATTATAGGGAAATAAAAGAAGTAAAACTATATGAAATTAGTGCTGTTACTTTAGCAGCAAATGATCAAGCTAAGATATTAGATGTCAAAGGCACAACTAATATTGATCAGATTTACAAAAGATATGACAATATCTGTAAATTAATTAGAAAAGGCAATATCTCAGATGATATGGGATATGCCCTAGAATCCGAAATTATCAAACTCAAAACATATTTCATTAATGCTACTCAGCCAGTTGAGGAAACTACTGAGCCAGTCGAAGTCAAGCAAGAGATTGATGTTTATAAATACTTGTTAAATAATTTAAAATAATTCTTACTAAAATGGAAGAAAACGTAAAAAAACAGCTTGACCAAATAGGGGATCTTATTGATTCTAAATTGGAAAAAGCTCATGGACAAGCACTAGAAAGTGCTACTGGTAAGGCAGATGAAATGCTAAAAAGCGAAATTTCAAACCTTGCTGAAAAATTTAATGAGAGAATGGATCAAATGGAAGTTGCTAACAAAAAACATTTTGAAGCAAAAGAAAATGAAAATCTATCTTTCAAAGGTGGTTTAATGAAACAAATTAATGATGGAGCTATTGAAAATATCGTAAAAGGTAATTCAAGATCTGCATCTTTTGAAGTTAAAGCTGACATGACTGTTGGTGCTGACTTCACAGGTGAAGTTATTCCAGCAGATAGAGTTGCGGGATATAAATTTGACCCTACTCGACCAGTACACATTAGACAATTGATTCCCTCTGGTTCAACAAGCTCTGATGTAATTAGATTCGTAAAAGAATCAGGATATTCAAATGGTGCTGCTACTACTGCTGAGGGAGCAACTTTAGGACAATCTGATTTCGACATGACTGCATCTGACAGCAATGTTAGAAAAATTGGAACATACTTTAGAATTTCTGAGGAAATGTTAGCAGATACTCCACAGCTTACTAGCTATATTTCAGCTAGAGCACCAGAAAAATTATTAAATGTTGAGGACACTCAATTATTATCTGGAAATGGAAGTGCACCTAATTTATCTGGTATCATTACAGATGCTGCTGATTTTGATGTATCTTCTGGTGGAGCATTCTATCAGTCAGTAGATGCAGCTAATGAGTTTGATGTACTTGTTGCATCTTTAAACCAATTAGCTTTATCTAACTACCAAGCTAGTTACATATTATTACACCCAACTGATTTCCACAAAATCTTGTTATTAAAAGACACTCAGAACAATTACTTAAAAGATCAAGTATACTCTGGGTTGCAACCAAACTTTATGGGAGTGCCTGTTATAATTAACAACGCAATCTCAGCTGGTTCATTCTTATGTGGTAACTTTAATGTAGGAACTCAAATGTGGATTAGAGACAACGTAAATGTTGAATTCTTTAGAGAAGACGGCACAAACGTAAGAGATGGTTTCGTAACAGTGAGAGTATCAGAAAGAATCGCTTTGACAAACTACTTGCCAAATGCATTCGTAAATGGTTCATTCTCAACTGCAAAAGCAGCTCTAGAAACTCCATAATAATATTCTTTATTATAATTAAAGGGGAATTAATTTTCCCCTTTTTTTATGGGGTAAACTTAAATAAATTAAAATATATTTTGTTTTTTAAAATATTCTTTTATATATTTGTATTAACAAAAAATTATTACAATGTTTGATATGTATAAAAAATTCTTAAAACAAGATCCTGACAACTGGAAGTGGTTAATAGCAATCCATTTGGTGCTATATACTTTATGTTTAATCCTAATGATAGATTTATAATTATGAGTTCAAAGGCAAGATTTAATCACACAATAAAAAAAGCTAAAGAGCAAGGAAAGTTTGAAAGATATGAAAGACAAAAGCTCAATAACTTATTTAGTATAATGGCAAACGAACAATTAAAAACATTTAAAGATGTATAGACGTTATTTAAGACATTTTTTAGCCATTTTGCTGTTCTTTCTAATGTTTAGGGCGATAGAGCTATCAAATGACTTGTTAACAGCTATTATATTAGGTGTTTTAGGTATATCAGTATTAACTAATAAAAATCATGAACAAGGGAGGTAATAAAATAGTCATATTAGATACAGACACTATAATAGCTAGTTCTATAGATAGAAAAGCATGGGATAATTTACCACCAATAAAAAAACTAATGGTATTTAAACATATGGATGCTATAAGACAAATTATGCAATCACACCCATTGTAATTATATAATTTTGTTTTGTTTTAATTTGTGATTGTGAAAAAGCCAGTTGTTAATTCAGCTGGTTTTTTTTTACTTTTAGTAAATGACACATAACCAAAAAGGGTGCTTTGCTGAATATCACTTTGCAGCTACAGCTATCTCTTTAGGTTACAATGTTTGTACTCCATTAATGAATTCTAGTTACTATGACTGCATACTTGAAAAGGATGGCAAAATGTTTAAAATTCAAGTTAAGTATTTAGGCAAAGACAGATTAAGGCGTGGTAATAGTATGCAAATAACTCTGAGGAGAACTGGTTTACCATCTTATGAAAAAAAGTATGTCGATTATTTTGCATTATATGATGAATCTAATAATGGCTTTTTTATAATACCGAATTTAGGGCAAACCAGCTTAAAGATTAACATTAATGGTAAGTATAAAAATAATTTCAATAACTTTGCACTGATTTCATAAATAAGTTAAGGTGCTGCTACTTAAAAACTAGTGGCACTTTTTTTTTATCTTTACATAAAAATATTAGTTATGAAAATTAAATTATTAACTCAAATCAAAAAAGGTGGTCAAATTTATAAAGAGGGGGATATTATGGATATTGATGAACACAAAATCGACAAATGGATTAAAATGGGTTGGGGTGAATTAATCGACAAAAAGGAAAAGAAAATTAAAAAAGAAACTAAAGAACTAAAGATTGATTCTAAAGAAACTAAAAATGAGACAAATAAAGATTAATTCAACTACTGGAAGTGAAATAGTATCTACTAGCAGTGCAAAAGATTATATTAGAGTAAGCACTACTGCTGATGATAGTATAATCGGTAGTATGATTACACAAGCTAGAATTTGGTGTGAAAATTATATATCAAGAGACATTGTAGCAAAAAACAGAACATATTACATACCACAAACTAATGGCACATTTGATTTGCCATTTGCACCGGTAGCAAGTATATCAAGTATTACAAGTGATGGAACTGCTGTTGATTATACTGTTTTGGGTTTAGACAATGAAACTATTGAGCTTGATGGTGGTGATGCTGACAAAGTAAAAGTTACATATGTAACAAGTGGATTAGATGATGCTTTATTACAACAAGCCATAATGCAATTAGTTTCTACATATTATGATAATAGAGCAGATTTTATAATTGGTAAAAACATAGCTTTAATTCCAACTGATGTAAGAGATATATTAAACTCATATAAATCAATGTTTTTATAATGGATGCTGGAAAATTAGACACTAGGATAGGTATTTATAGATTAAACCAAAGTGCTGATGGTTATGGTGGTTTTACATCTTCACCAAGTTTGCTAACTACATTATGGGCAAATGTTGAATATGTAAGTGGCGAAATGAAAACTGAAAATGGTAGTAGAAAACAAGAAAAGAAAATAAAATTGATATTTAGAGATAAGGCACTTAATAATCCAAGTAATTACTTTGAATATTATTTACAAATAGATGGCAATTCAAATAAATACAGAATAATAAATTTATTTGAAAGTACACCGGATTTTTATACAACAATTGAAGCTGTAAGTTTTTCATAATGAAAAGTAAATTAAAATTTAATAAAAACGACTTAAACAATATAAATCAGATAGTTACTGATTTAGAGGTTGTGGTACAAAAAGCATCTCAAAAAGACATAAATGTCGCAGCAGCAGCAATAGTAAAAGAACAAAAAACTAAAGCACCGGTCGATACAGGTGCATTAAAAGGTAGTTTAAGTTATGGTAAAGAGGGTGTTGGTGTTTACATAGAATCTGCTATGGATTATTCCAGTTATGTAGAATTTGGTACAAGTAAACAAAAACCACAACCATATTTTTTTAATCCGGCAAGAGTAATATTTAGAGATTTTGCAAAAAAATTAGAATCAGCATTAAATAAAAGTACAGAATGAGAGAGCCAATGCAATATATAAGAAAAGCTATAATTGAAGCCATAGGCACTCAAAGCATAAGTGGTCAACCAGTACAAGTTACAAATAGGGTGTCCAGGAGTTTTGATCCCCCATACATTTGGGTTTATAGTGTTGCCACAAATGAGATTGACCAAAACCAACAATCATTTACTAGTGAAGTCATTACAAGGGTAGAAGTTGTTACTAAATATCAAGGCGATTCTGGTGGTGATTTAGTTGCAAATCAGTTAGTAAATACTTGCTTATCTTTGCTAAGAACTAGAACAAGTGGATATTTTGATTTGTCTAGTGATAATTTTAAAGTATATGGATGTAATGTTGAAAGTGTTAATTATAGTCAAGAAGATACAGATGGTGGAACTTACTTTAAAGGAGTTATAGAATTATCAAATAGAGTTGAACAATTAAATTAAAATGGAACATACAGACATGAAATTATATATAATGAACACAATAGCACTAGGAATTTCTTTAAGTAATATTGAGATTTCATTAAGAATAATTTTATTACTAGCTACTATTATATATACAATACAAAAAATTAAAAGTAAAAAAGAAGATGGCAACAAAAATTAGTGAAGATACTAACGTACAATTAGATTTAAAAACAATAGGAATCATTATAGCTGGTACGATTTCTCTTGCCTCTATGTGGTTTACTTTACAAAGTGATATATCTGAATTACAAAATAAAATAGACAATTTTTCTGGTGATGAGTTTGTACAAAAAATGGAGTTTAAATTCAAAGATGAGTTAATACGTTCTAATATAGTTCAGATTGATAAACTTACAGAAAACATAAAAGAAGATGTAGAAGAAAATAAAGAGGCAATAAAAGATTTAGAAGACAAAGTTTTTAAAAGATGAAAAAATTTATATTATGTGTGATATTTGTATTGGTTGCGAGTTTTGTTCATAGTCAAGATGTTACTGTTTTGCAGATAAATGCAAAATGGAACAAACAAAATAACTATGATTTAAGTGGTATTACTGGAGCTACTGTAAAATTTAGTTGGTTAAAAGATCAACCTAAAGATGTACAGAGTAGTATTCAATCAGTACCAGTTATAGTTATTATTGATGGCAATGGTAGGGTAAGGAGACAATTTGTAGCTGACTTATCATTTAAAATCCAGGAAACCAATATGGAGATTCAATACGAAATAAACAGAATTAAAAGAACTAGGAGAGCATCAACAAACTAATAAATGAAAATAAGCGAACACATATCGTATAAAGAAGCTACAAGAAGTGTTACAGCATTACGTTTAGTGATAGATAATACACCAAATGAGTATCAGCTACAAAATATGGAGATCATTGCTAAGAATGTATTTGAGCCACTTAGAAAAGCTGTTGGTGGTGCTATAAAAATTAATTCTTTTTTTAGATGTGAGGATTTAAATAAAGCAATTGGTGGTTCAAGTAAATCTCAACATTGTCAAGGCAGAGCTATTGATATTGATGATAATTATGGTTATATGAGCAACAATGATATGTATAAATACATAAAAGAAAATTTAGATTTTGATCAATTAATATTTGAGTTTCCAGATGAAAATGGCAATGCATCCTGGATTCATGTAAGTTATGTAGATGCTGATTCTAACAGAAAAAGATGTTTAAAAGCTATCAAGGAAAATGGCAAAACAAAATACATTGATATAACTAATGAATAAATTTCAATTTGGAATTATGGAAACTTTAAGCAATGGCTTATTATTAGGATTTGCTTACTATCCATATGATGATGAAAGTCAATTTTCTGAATTAAATGTTTATTTAGTTTTATTTGGTTTACACTTTAGATTTTATAGTTATGAGCGATAAAAAGAAATTCAAAGAGACAACAGTAGGAAAATTATTATTTGGTGCTGCATCAATGATTAATCCAACACTAGGAAAAGTTTTAAATGGTGTTAGCTCACCACAAGAAGCATTAGCACAAATTGGTAAGGCAAAAATATCTAATGAAGATAAAATTAGATTACAACAATTAATTTATGACCAACAAAACAAAGAAATAGAATCTATTACTAGTAGATGGAAAGCTGATTCAATTAGCGATTCTTGGCTAAGTAAGAATGTGCGACCACTTGTTTTAGTTTGGTGTATAGTTGTTTTTTCATTGGCTGGTATATTAGATAGTATTGAAAGTGTGCCATTTCATATAGGTGAAACTTGGAATGATACATTTGAAAAGGTGATGATGGCAGTAGTGTTAGCATACTTTGGTGGTCGTACAACAGAAAAAGCAACAAGTATATTTAAAAAATAATGGCAAAAAATATAGTTCAAATATATAGAGCTAAACAAAAAAAGAAGCGACCAGGCATACACTCAAAGAATGCATCAAAAGGTCAAAAAGGTTACAAAAAAAAGTATCGAGGTCAAGGGAAACAAAGGTAATCGAAATTGCTTAAATTTGTAAAAAACATTTTATGGCAACATCATATACTGGTTTAAGGGTTCAAGATACTTATAATGCAATAATCAAAATTGGAGACAATTCAAACTTAACAGCAACTCCAAAACTTTTAAGTGATGGTTTAGGTAACGATTCACCTTTATATTTATCTGGAACTAGATTAGGTATTGGTATTTCACCAGCTTATCAGTTTCATACAAGTGGTAATGCTAAAATTGGTGGTAATTTAATAGTATCTGGTAATCTTACAGTAAATGGTACACTTACATATTTGAATGTACAAGATCTTGCAGTTGAAGATCCAATAATAAAATTAGCAAAAGATAATACAGCTAACACTTTAGATATTGGTTTGTTCGGTAAATATGTAGCAACTGGTACAAAATATAAAGGTTTTTTCAATGATGCTAGTGATGATAAGTTTAAGCTATTTATAGGCACTACTGTTGAGCCAACAACAACTGTTGATACATCAGCTAGTGGATATACAATTGGTACTCTTGTAGCTAATTTAGAGGGTAATGTAACTGGTACTGTTAGCTCATTATCTAATCATACAACAACTAATTTAGCAGAGGGTACAAATTTATATTATACTAATGCAAGAGCAGATGCAAGGGTTAATCTACAAACTGGTGCTAATCTTGATTTAAGTAGTAAAGACACAGATGATTTAAGTGAGGGTACAACTAATTTATATTTTACAACTGCTAGAGCCAGAGCTAGTTTTACTGAGGGTACTGGAGTTACAATAACTAATGGCGAAATTGCTATTGGTCAAGATGTTTCAACTACTAGTAATGTTACTTTTGGCAATATTACTGGTAGTGCTATAAGTGGTACTACTGGTACTTTTAGTGGGTTATTAAAATCAGATACATTAGAATTAACAAGTGGTTCTGACCATTTAACAATTACAGAATCATCTGGTGATTGGACAATAAATAATTCACAACAAAATAATGGTATAACTATTTATGATGGTACTGGTGGTATTGATTTAATTTATAATTCAAATGCAAAATTTTCTGTTGATTCAGCTGGTGTAAGTGTTAATGCTTTTAATTTTACAGTTGATACCAATTTAATTTATGCAGATGCTACAAATAACAAAGTTGGTATTGGTGTAACAGCTCCTGACTATAAACTTGAGGTAAATGGTCAAATAGCAAGTAACAATTATATTATTGCTGGTTTAGGAAATGGTGGTGTTGCATTAACTCACAATGATGGTTATGGAAATGCTAATGTTACATTTAATCATGTTTCAGGAACACCTGAGCAAGATGGAAGTTCTGGTCGTATTGTAGTTACAACTGATGGCACTACTGCTAAAATGACTTTTGAATTAAAAGATGATGTAACAAGTGGAGTTGCAGTTGATACACCACAAATAATGGAGCTTTATTCAAGCTCTGTTGTCTCAAATGTTGATACTAAAGTTAGAGCAACAGCTGGTGGTATTTTATCACTACAAAGAAATGATACAACAATCGGTACTGACAATCATATTGGTTCACTTAATTTTTCAGGAGATGATCCAACAGATGGAACTTTTAATTCTGGTGCTAGAATTAGAGTTCAAGCAGTATCTGGATGGAGTGCTAATAATTATCCATCAAAAATATTAATACAAACAGATAATTCTGGTACATTAACAACAGCATTAACTATTGATGAGTCACAAAATGCAACTTTTGCTAATAATGTTACTATTCCAGAAACACCAACAGCAGATGCTCACGCAGCATCTAAAAAATATGTAGATGATAATTTAATACCAGCACAATCATTAAGTAATGTTTTAGGGGTTGGTAATACCTCAGGTGCTAATGATATTATAATGGCAGATGACCAAAAAATAAATTTTGGTACTGATTCTGATTTACAAATATATCACGATGACACTGATGGCTATATTAAAAACGAAAAAGGTAATTTAATTATAGAACAAACTACAGATGCCGCAGATATAGTATTTAAATCAGATAATGGTAGTGGAGACACTATAGAATATTTTAGGGTAGATGGCTCAACAAATACTATTCCTTTCGGCAGATCACCTCACATTGTCGATAATGTCAAGTTATATTTCGGAAATGAAACTGCTAACGATGCAAGTATAAAATGGGATTCAACAGCAAATGAGCTATTTATTGATGGCGAATCAAAATTCCTTGATAACTTAGCTGTTGTAGGTGCTATAAAAGATTCTGATGGTGATGCTGGTACAAGTGGACAGTTATTATCATCTACTGGAACTGGTACTAACTGGATTGATTTTGAAGCAGACACAGCTAAAAGATTAGAGGTTGATGTTAAAAATGTTCATGGTGCTACTTTAGCAAAAGGTACTGTTGTTCATGCTGAGCCAACTGGAACATTAAGTGGAAATGTTATTGAGGTTGTTGCAGCAGATGCTAATAGTGGTAGAATGCCAGCAATAGGTGTTTTAAATGAGGCATTATTAGATGATGATGAGGGTAAGGCAGTAATGTTTGGTACTGTACAAGGCATTGATACATCTGCTTTTAGTGTCGGTGATGAGTTATATGTTTCTGCAACTGCTGGCCAATTTACAGCTACTAAACCAATTGCAACAACAGAAGAAGTACAAAAGATTGCTATTGTAATAAAATCTCATGCAAGTAATGGATTGATAAAAGTATTTGGTGCTGGTAGGGCAAATGATGTTCCTAACCTTTTAACTAGAAATATTACTATTGATGGTGCTGATTTTTATTTTAGAAATGGTGACCAAATAAGAATGGGTGATTCTATTGGATTAAGAATACAGCATAATGGTAGTAGTTCATTTATAGATGGGGAGATTGGTAGTATGTATTTTAGAGCAGAAGCAAATAATTCTGCTATGTATTTTCAAGCAGATGATGGCTCTGGAGGTAATGCAACCTATATAGAAATTAATGGTGATGATGAAAGAATCTATGTAAATAGATTAATGAGATTTAATGATAATGTAGAATTACGTTTAGGTGAAAATAATGACATAAGATTATACCATAATTCGACATCAGGCAATGGTAACATTGAAAACCATAATGGTAGTTTATATATAACTAATTATGCAGATGATGAAGATATTATATTTAGAACTGACAATGGTTCTGGTGATGTAATTGAATACTTTAGGTTAGATGGCTCTACAAACACAGTACCATTTGGGAGATCACCACACATTGTAGATAATTTAAAACTATACTTTGGTAACGACACAGCAAATGATGCTAGTATTAAGTGGGATTCTACAGCTAGTCAATTGTTTATAGATGGAGTATCAAAGTTTTTAAGTAATGTTTATTTTACAAGTAATGCATATTTTGGAGATAATGATAAACTCTATTTTGGTGATTTAACAACTCCAGATTTAGAAATATACCACGATGGTAGTAATAGTTATATAAGAGAGCTTGGTACTGGTAATTTATATCTTGATACAAATGGAACTCAAGTTATAATTACTACTAATGCAACAGCAAAAACAGCAGCAACTTTTACAAATAATGGAAGTGTAGATTTATACTATAACAACTCGAAAAAGTTTGAAACAACAAATACAGGTGTTACTATAACTGGCGATATATCTACTGGAAGAAAAATAGAACTAACATCAACTGATTATGCATATGTACAAGGAACTCACACAAGTGCATCAGATGATGAATATGTTATGCGAGTATTTGGTTATGGAGATTCAACTTTCTATGGCTCTCTTGATATAAAAAGACACGATGTTGATGATGGGCAAATTACTTTTAGAACAAAAGTTGATGGAACTAACACCAATGTAATGACTATTGTTGACGGCAAAGTAGGAATTGGAGTATCAAATCCATCTGATTATTATTCTACTGCAAACGATTTAGTAGTTGGAGGAAGTAGTAATCACGGTATTACAATAGCAACTGGAGCTGCAAATACAGGTGCTTTACATTTTGCAGATGGAACGAGTGGTACTGCTGAATATGCTGGATATATTGCTTATCAACACAATGATAACAAAATGAGATTTGGTGTAAATACATCTGATAAGCTAGTAATATTAAGTGACGGAAACGTAGGAATTGGAACTGATTCGCCTGATACTAAATTAGAAATTGTAGGAAACAATCCTATTTTAACTATAAGAGATTCTGATACCTCTTCCTCGACCGCAACGTCAACTATAAGGTTTGCAGAGTCGAATGCAAGTGATACTTTAGGTAATTATTGGGACGTTGGATATTCACCAGTTAATCTGTTAAATTTTGATTTTAATGGCAGTACCAAAATGACTATCAACTCTTTAGGCAACGTAGGTATTAATGTCACTTCTCCTAGTCATAAATTGACTGTATCTACTGGAAATAGCGATACTGCAAAAACAGTTGATGTTTCGCATACTAGAAATAATCCTGATACTGGATCAGACGCAATATTTATTGATGCTAATTACTCAGGAACAAAATCTAATGCAACAGATACAGAACAAACTGGAATAAGAATAGATTTAGATTCATCAGCTAATGGTGATGCTACTAATGAACACAGAATTATTGGTATTAAATCAGATACTAGAAATAGTGGTTTTGCTGATATAGTAAGAGGTGGTTATTTTTATGCTGAATCGAATTATACTGGTGCTAAAACTGCAGAAGTTGTTGGAGCATATGGTATAGCAACACATGATGCGAATAGTGCAAGTGGTGGTGTTTCTAATTTGTATGGAACTAGAGGTGTAGCACAAGTACAAGATGATGGTGATGTTGATAATGCTTATGGTTTACATGGTCAAGTTTTTATTGCAAATAATAGAGATGCTAATGTTGATAATGCTACTGCGATATATGGAGAAGTACAAATAGATGAACAAACTGCATTAACTTATAATAATATAATTGGTACTAGAATAGTTATTGACAACAATGAGGGTGCAGTACCTACCATTTCAAATTCATATTTGTTTTATGGAACTTATACTGGAACTAAAAGTGCTAATGCTTGGGGTATCTATGTTCAAGGCGATAAAAATTATTTACAAGGAAACGTAGGTATCAATACTACATCACCAGATTCAAAACTTGATGTAACTGGTGGGGATATTACAGTCAATACTACTGGTACTGGATTTATGAATTTTAAATATAGTGGCTCACAAAAGGGTACTATAGGAACAGATGGAATAGATTTAAAAATAACAGCAAATGCAGATTTACAACTACTGCCTCAGGGAAATGTCGGAATCGGAACAACTTCTCCTAACGCTAAATTACATATTACCGAGCAAGCCGAAAGTAATTATTTTTTAAAATTAACAGGAACTTTAGGAACTGGTAATACTTATGGTTTTAAAACTAATGGAGGAAATTCACAAGTTTTAAGTTTATATGATATTACTTCTACTAATAGATTAGCTGTTTTTGGAGATACTGAAATTCAATTTGCTACGACAGGCACTTCAAGATTATATATAGGAAGCTCAGGAGACGTAGGAATTGGAACGACATCACCTAATTTTAAATTAAATGTTCATCGTTCTGATTCTACAAATACTACTATTGGAATAACTAATTCATCAACTGGGGATGCAAGATTGTATTTTGACGCCTCAAATGGTGATGGAGCTGGTGGCGATTATATGCAAATGGGTCAAAAAAATGATCTATCAGGGTTTATTCAAATGGAACAAAATGCTGGTTCTTTTAGTATAAAAACTGCTAGTGGAGGACAAGATAGATTAACCGTTTTACAGAATGGAAACGTAGGAATTGGTTTAACAAATCCCAGTTATCAGCTTCATGTTGGTGGTTCGGCTGAAATAGATGGTACATTATATTCTGACAGAGTAGCTGCTGGAATACCAATGCCATCGCATATAGTTGATGCTTATTCATCAACAAGTGGTGTTTTTGCTGGTAGATTTGTATATGCTGGAACAAGTGGCTCAGATTGTGCAATGCTTTTAAGATTAGCTGGTGGATCAACAGCACCTAGTTATGTTGATTTTATTTATGGCTCTGTACAAACTGGATATATAACAACTAATGGATCATCAACTTTTTATGGATCAGCATCAGATTATAGATTAAAAGAAAATGTAGTTGAATTAAATGGTGCTTTAGATAGGTTAGATAATTTACAACCAAAAAGGTTTAATTTTACATTAACACCAGAACAAACAGTTGATGGATTTTTAGCACATGAAGTTGCTGATGTAGTACCAGAAGCTATACATGGTAAAAAAGATGCTGTAAATGAAGATGGTGAAATTATAGCACAAGGTATTGATCAAGCAAAATTAGTGCCTTTATTAGTTGCAGCAGTACAAGAATTAAGAGCTGAGGTTGAATTATTAAAATCTCAAATAAATTCTTAAATTTGTAAAAAAATAAATTATGGCTAATACATATCATTGGAAAATAGTGCAACTAGATGCAAAAATTAAAGAAAACGACTTGGATAATGTAATTTATACTGTACATTATAGGTTTTATGCAGAGGATGATTCTGATCCAAAAATTGTTAGAGACATAATTGGTTGTATTGGTGTTGAATATGATCCAGACAATTTCATACCTTATGAAGATTTAACAAAAGAAGATGTTGTTGGATGGTTAGAAGCAGATTTAAATGTTGAGGGTATGAAACAAAATTTAGATCAAGAAATAAACTTAATAAAAAATCCAGTTGATGAATATTTAAAACCTGACTGGGATTAATAATTAAATAAATATATATAATGAGCAAACTAGAAGAAAAAGAGTTACAAGAACTCAAAGAAACAATTTCAAAGCCAAATCAAATTCTTATTGAAATAGGTGCAAGAGTAGTTGCATATAATTCAATTGATGATCTTGTTAATTTACACAAAGAATCAATTAAAGAGCAACAAGACAAAGTTAAAGAGATTGAAGATAAATATGGTAAAGGTTCTTTAAATATTGATACTGGCGAAATCACTCCCTTAGAAGAAGAATAAAATGGCACTTATTAATGCCACTAGCTTTCTGTTATTAAAAGATACAACAGTTGTAGGGCATTCTAAAAGCACTAGCTTTAACATTAATGTAGATTTACCAGATGCTACAACTAAAGAAAGTTTAGGTTGGGCAGAAGTTATTCCGGGTGTCAAATCTGGTATAGTTAGTTGTGAATGTTTAACTGATTATTCTGATACATTAAATTTTGAGCAGTTAGCCGATATGGTGCTAACTAAAGAAAAGGCAACTTTTATTTTCAAAGACAATGTAAATCCTAAATTAATTGTTAGAGGTGAGGGGTTTATTAATTCAGTAGATGAGACAGCTGAGTTTGAAACTGCTAATAGTTTTAACTTAGAAATAAACCTGACTGGTGTATTTACTATAACTGACCCTAGTGAGGGTAGAACTTGGGAAAACATCTTTGAAAAATGGGAAGATATATCAGATAACTGGGAAGATGTATAATTTTTTTATTTGTATATTTGTTACAGATTAATAATTTAAAAATATATAAATGGCTACAACAGGCGTATTTAATGGAACAGATTTACTACTTAAATTAACAGATGGAACAACAATAGCAACATCTACTACTATTGGACACTCAACATCTTGTACACTTACACTTTCAAATGATTTGCCTGAGGCAACTACAAAAGATAGCAATGGGTTTCAAGAAGTTATTGCTGGTGTAAAAAGTGGTGAGATTAGCTTTGAAGGATTAATTGCTTATGATGACAATGCAAATCCAGTTGATTTTGCTGATATCTTAATTGCTCGTAGAGCTGTATCATGGGAATTTGGAACTGCTGAAACTGGCGATGCTGTGTACTCTGGTTCTGGATTTTTAAGTTCAGTAGAAATGAGTGCTGAAATGGAATCTCCGGCAACTTATAGTGGTTCAATTACTGTAAATGGTGCAATTACTAAATCATAATTTAAGTAATTCTTAATAAAATTAAAGGGGTATGGATTGAGGAAACTGTACCCCTATAAATATATAAATATGGCAAACAAAAAAAGAGGTTACTATACCTTAAAAATAGGTGGGAAAATGCGAACTATGCATTTCTCAATGAATTTCTGGTCAAACTTTACTGATGAATTAAATATATCACTAGACAAAATAGGTGATGCTTTTACAGATGGTATTTCAATTAGTACAATAAGAGCTTTAATATATTCAGCATTATTAGCAAACGACCAAGAACAAGGCAACGAAATCAATTATAATATTTATACAGTAGGTGCTTGGCTCGAAGATTTTGATTCTGAAAAGTTAAATGATATAGTAAATGCAATGATGGAATCAAGAATATTAGGCAATGATTTAAATATGGGGGTGCCAAGAAATATTAAAAAAACTACAAAACCTACTAAAGAGGGAAAGTAAATACCCAGCTGACTTGGGAAAGCATTCTTGATTTTTATATTGGTCAAGCTGGGATAACACCAGATATCTTTTGGAAAAACACTTGGAAAGAAAATCATTTAATGGGCGAAGCTCATATGATTAAGTGTAATTTAGCTTGGGAACAAACAAGATATTTAGCCACAATGCTTTACAATGTTAATTGTAATAAGAAAGGGCAAATGATTACACCTGAAAAGTTATTTCCTTTGCCACAAGATGTTTATTTAGGCAAAGGCAAACCAAAGTCAACTAAAGAACAATATTTAAAATTTAAAAACAGAATTGAAAAACTAAAAGCTGATAAAAGTGTCGAGTAGATTTTTTGTATTTTTGATAAAAAATAACAGATGGCAAAATTAAGATTAGATTTACAGCTAACTGGTTTTAAACAAGCACAAGCTAAATTAAATAACTTTAGCAAACAGACAGCAAAGTTAGGCAAAAGTTTATCTACCAAATTAACAGCACCTTTAGTTGCAGTAGGTGGATTAGCTATTGCACAAGCTGCAAAGTTTGAAAAGCTACAAACTACCTTAAATGTATTAACTGGTAGTGCTGAAAAGGGTGCTAAAGCATTTAAGAATCTTGTCAAGTTTTCTGCCGGTACACCATTTCAATTAGATCAATTAGTAAAAGCTAATAACACAATGATGGGATTCGGTATAAGTGCCGATGAAGCTGCAAGTCATCTTAAAGCTATTGGAGACATTGCTGCTGTTAGTGGTGGTGATTTACAAGGTATAACAGTTGCTTTCTCACAAGTTGCTGCTAGTGGTCGATTAATGGGACAAGATTTACTACAACTTATTAATAATGGTGTTCCTATTATTGATATGCTTAGTAATAGTATGGGAGTTGCAAAGAGCGAAATTAAAGGCATGGTGTCTGAGGGTGCTGTAACTTTCCCAGTTTTACTTAAAGCATTTCAAGATGCCACATCAGAGGGTGGTAAATTTCATAATGGTATGGGAACTTTAAGCCAAACTTTAAGTGGTTTAGGTTCTACATTAAGAGACAACTTAAATATAGCACTTGCTGAATTAGGTACTGAAATTGTAACAGCATTTGATTTAAAAGAAAAGACAAAACAATTTATTGTATTTATACAAAATCTTACAGAAAAATTTAAAGCATTATCACCAGCAACAAAAAAAACAATATTGATTATAGCTGGTATTGCAACTACAATTGGTCCAGTATTATTGACTGTAGCTGCATTTACTAAAGCAATAGTATTTATTACAAGTGCCTTTACAACTTTAGGTAGTGGATTATTGATTGTAAAAGCTGCATTTTTAAAATTGAATATGGCAATGCTCTTAAATCCATTTGTATTAATAACCACAGCAATAATTGGATTAATCACTTATGTAGTTAAATTAAGTGAAAAAATGACACCACTTGTTAGTGGATGGCAAACATTAAAGAATGTATTTAAATCAGGTGGAAATGCTGCAAAATTTGCTGCATTACAATTAAGTAGTCAAGCTAAAGCAGAAAAAGAAGCTGCCGAAGAAACTAAATTAAACACAGAAGAAACTGATAAATTAACTAAAGCAAATGAAGATTTACTTAAATCATTAAAAGATTTAGAGGGTTTAAATGGTAAAGGTGGTGCTAATAAAGAAAACCAAGACAGAAAAGTCAAAACTGTTAGTGCTTTCCAAGAAAAAGAACAAAAAACTATAAGAAACTTTGATGGCAGTCAAATGCAAGAATTTACTAACATGAAAGTTGGCTTTGGATTAGCAACTGTTGGTACTGATCCAATTGCACAAATGGTTGAGGGAATGAAAAAAAGTAAGCCATTATTTGATCAAAAACTACAAGAAGCTGGGAATTTTTTAAATCAAAAATTAGATGGCACTAAAGAAAGATTATTAGCTTTTCAACAAATAGGATTACAAATGGGTCAATCTATACAAAATACTTTTACTAATATGGGTCATAGTATTGCATCTGGTTTAGGAGCTGGTGAAAGTGCTTTAGGAACTTTTGCTGGTGTTCTTATAGAAACTGCTATGACTGCCATAGGTGCATCTTTAGCAACAACTATGGGGTTTGGTGCTGAATCTGCTGGTGCAACTGCTAAATCATTTGGACCACTTGCTGCATTTGTTTTACCGGCTTTACTTGCTGGTGCTGCAGTAGCAGTAAAAGGTGCTTTTGGTAAAATAGATAAACCAAAGAAATTTGCAAAAGGTGGTATAATCAGTACACCAACTATGGGGTTAATGGGTGAATATCCCGGAGCAAGAAGCAATCCAGAGGTTGTAGCTCCTTTAGACAAACTTAAAAATATGATAGGTGAAAGAGGTTCATCACAAGTACAAGTTGGTGGCTCATTTACTGTAAAAGGACAAGATTTAGTTGTAGCATTACAAAGGGCAAATAAAAACAGAGATAGAATATTATAATGGCATATGGTGTTAAATACATATTAGAGTTTTCTGATGATTTAGAAAATGGTAAAAAAATAGAAATTTGGAAAAACAATTATTCTGGTACTGTTTACGACCTAGTAGGTGCTGCTGAGCCATGTGTTATAACTTGGCAAGGTGATGATAATTTTTATGAGCCAATTAGAGGATCAGAATGTAAAATAAATTTATTCGAAACTGATGACACTAATTATGATAATTTTTATGAAGAAGATGAAAGAGAATATCAAGTCAAAGTTTTTTATAAAGACACAAGCAACAATTATCAATTATTTTGGATAGGTTGGCTAGTAACAGATTCATTCAGGGAAGCAGTAACAACTAAACCTTTTCCAATAACTTTAACAGCTTTAGATGGCTTAGGTACATTAAGTGGTTTTGATATGCCTTTAAGCACAACTAGTTCATCTATTCAAACTGGTAGATATTATATAACTGAATGTTTAAATAATTTAGATTTAGAGCTTGATATTTATGTTAGTCAAGATATTTTTATTAGAAATCCAAGCTCGACATTATATTCTATTTATGATATAATAAACATAACACCATACAATCTACAAAAAGAAAAATTAGATATAAATAATGCAAAACATATTTTAGAACAAATACTTAAGATAACAAATGCAAGGATATTTCAATCATATGGTAGATGGTATATAATTAATAATTCAAGTTATAGTGGTCAAGCTGTAAAAGATGCAAGTGCGTCAACAGCACAAGGTGGTACTGTGCCAACTGGCATTAGAGCATCAGAAACATCTAGTTTAGTTACTAATGGAACTGAGTTGCCTAAATTTGTAATATATAATTATCAAGGCACATATCAATCAACATCAAATATTGATGTATTATATAAGCTGCCAAGTGACCTAACACCTTTAGACAATAGCTTATCAAAAGAATATTTGCGACCATTAAAAAGATTTAATATAACTCATAATGTGTCTCAATATCTAAAAACTAATTTTACTGTTTTAGGAAATAGTGGTTTTGAAAATGGTTTAGCTAACTGGTCAACTTATACATCTACAAGCACAACATCGCCTGGTACTTTGTCAAGTGAATTTTCTAAACAAGGAAATAATAGTTTTAAAAATGATCAAACACAAACTAGCACAAACACAAGAAAAACATTATCATATACTCAAGGTTATGGTGCAACCAATAACCCAAACAGAGGACATACATTAAAAATTAATTCATATTTTGAAAGTACATCATCATATTCTAGTACAACTGAATTTAGTTTTAGATGGCAAGTTAGAATAGAAGATGAATCACCAATACCCCCAACTGATCCAACATATTATTGGAATAATAGTTCAGAAAGTTGGACAACTACTGCTACTATAAATACTCAAGTTGCTGATCATGCAGATGCTTGGGAAGAATTTAGTTATGATTTAGGCAGTTTCCCATATACTGGCACATTGTATATTGATTTATATGAGCCGAGAACATCTGTTAGTGGTCATTTAGAAGCTATTTACTATGATAATATTACTATGAATATGGACATTAAAGACGGCGACAAAAGAACACCTTTATTTGCTTCTATTGATGGTTTTGAATATTCAAGAATTAAAACATCAAGTAATGATACAGGTGTTTTAGAATTAAGCGAATTACAATTATCAAGCAATAATTATAGAAATACAAATATATTTCAAGCTATACGACCAAGAGATGATAATGCTAGTTTTGTTAAATCATTAGAAGAAATTATATCACAACAAGTTATAAACGATTACAGAACGAACTCTATTAGGTATGAAGGTAAATTATATAATTTAGAAAATAAACCTATAGGGTTACACAATAAAATATGGATTGATTTTGGTGCTACTGTTTTAAGAGAAGATGTAAGTTGCATATTAGATTCAATGACTTATAATGTAAAGCGTAATACTTATGAAGTCATAATGCATATACCAAATCAAGATGATGACCAAGCTAGTACATTCAAAATAAAATTTTAACTTTTTTCTTTTCCTTGTTTGCTGCGGAATCCCTTTAGTGCCTAACACTTTGGGGATTCCTTTTTATAGCAAATAAATTAAAAAAAAACCTTATATTTAAAAATATTTTTTTATTTTTGTGTAAAAATAATATATATGATATTTGAAATTCATTTTAGGAATGAGCTTAAAAGATTAGGATTTAAGCGATACCAAATTTGTACAATCTTAGGTTGTACTATGCCAACACTTAAAAGCAAAATTGAGAATCCAGGGCGGTTAACTGTTGATGACATTACGAAACTTAAAAACTCTGGATTTGATATAAAACGTTTAATTTAATACTTTTAATTTATGAAATCAGTAAACATTAAGGGAAAAGAATATATTACAGTCAATGAAAGATTGATATTCTTTAGATCCCAGCCACAATACAATGGGTGGCGAATATCTGAGGATGTAGTTTCCTTAGATGACAAAGAGGGGTTATTTAAAGTAACCATAATAAATCCAGATGGATTTGAAATGGCAGTTGCTCATGCTCAAGAATATAGGGATTCAAGCTATATTAACAAGACATCATTTGTTGAAAATGGTTTTACTAGTGCTTTAGGGAGGGCATTAGGTTACTTAGGTATTGGCATTGATACTGCAATAGCATCAGCTGATGAGGTTCAAACAGCTGTAAAAAACCAAACTAAAGATGTAAGAGATTGGTTAAATGAAACTCAATTAATTGCAACACTAAAAGGCACTAAAGAACAAGCCGAAAAGGTAGTTGCTAATTATAAGATGAAAAAAGAATATAGAACTAAAATCAATAATCAATTTAATTTAAAATAATAATATGGAAGCAAATGAAAAAATTTTTACTGAGGGTTTAATTGTCAAAAGAAATGACAATGCACCTGATTTTGTAATTGGCAATCTTAGTGTTAAGGTTGATGAGTTCAAACCTTTTTTAGATAAACACACTAAAAATGGCTGGGTTAATATAGATTTAAAAAGATCTCAAAGTGGTAAATACTATGGTGAGATAAATACTTGGCAACCTAAACAAGAATCAAAAGCTAGTGAATCCAGTCAAGCTAGTAATGATTTGCCATTTTAAATTTAATTCTAATGGCATTTGAAAATAAAACACAAGCCATTGAGGGTGAAACTTTTGATCATTTTAGAACCAAATCTAAAGAGATTAATAGTGCAATACATCTTTTAGTCAAATACAATTATAAAGTCATTGACTTAGAAAATAATTGGATTGGAAAAGATAATATTGAAAAATTAGATATTCCTTTATAATACTGGCAAACAAAGGAATTTAAAAGGGCATGATTAATTTCGTGCCTTTTTTTTATAATTAATTTGAATTATTAAAAATATTTTTTTAAATTTAAAATCAATTTTAAAATTTATTTATGAAAAACGTACTAGAAGAATACATTAAATTACAATTAATATTATATGATTTAGAAAATGAATATCCTAAAATGTCAGAAGATGGTAAAAGAAACTTTAAAGAATTATTTAAAATGTTTAATATGAAAAATTCAGCAAAAGTTATAGAAAATAAAACATTAGATGAAATTGAACAAGAAAATTTATATAACTATTATCCTAAAGGGTTTTTATATAAAATGGAATTTAAAAATAAATGGTGGGTTTCAAAAGGTGTTTTAAGATTAAGATATGATTTAGGTGTTATGACTATTTTAAAATATAGAAAAAAAGGTATGCCAGGAATACATAATGGAAGAACATGGGTATTTAATATTGATGAAACCGATCAATGGATGAGGGATAATAAAAAGGGTGAGTTAATAATCAAAGATCAAACTAATTATCACTTATTAGAAACAATTTAAAAATTAAAAATTATGAAAGTAAATAGAGTTTATAAAATTTATCGACCAATGAGAATCTGGGGTAAGTTAATTAAGGATTTATTTTTTAGCAGTTCGATTGAATCAACTCACAAATGGTGCCGCTATAAAATGCATTTCAATAATAGATCAGAGCAAAAAAAAGCAAATAGAAAAATTATAAAAGCAATTTTAAAAAATCAAATAGTAAGCAATGAAAGTAATTAAAGATAGTAACGACCAATACCATTCGCATAGTAGTATAAGCGCTAGTGGTTTAAAAACGATATATAAAAAATCTGTATATCACTTAATTAATCAAAAGTTTAAAGAAACTCCAGCAATGGCACTTGGAACTGCTGTTCATCAAGCATTATTAGAGCCAGATGATTTTTATGACATTTATCATGTCATTGAAAAAATTAACAAAAGAACTAAAGCTGGGAAAGAGGAATATGAAAAGCAAATGAAATTAGCTGATGGCAAAATAATTTTAGAATCTGATTCGCATGAAATTATTAAATCCATACTTGGTAATTTCAGACAACATGAGTTGGCCCAGAAATATTGCAAAGGCGAAATTGAATTATCTCACTATACTCAATATGAGGGCATAGATGTTAGGGTGCGACCAGATTGTATAAATAGAATTTCTAATTTTATTAGTGATGTTAAAACTTGCCAAGACAATTCGCCTGAGGCATTTAAAAGAGATATTTATAAATGGGGTTATCATTTACAAGCCGCATTTTATATGGATATGTGTGGCATAGATGATTTTAGATTTATAGCAGTTACGACCACACATCCTTATACAGTTGAGGTTTATAAACTAAGTGATGAGATAATTGAGTTTGGCCGCAATGCATATAAACAAGCATTTTCAAAATGGAAAATTTACGTTGAATCTGGTATTATGCCAGGTTATCATTGGTATAAATACGACAAAGATGGATCATATATTTTATAATAAGAAAGTAGAAAAATACAGAGAAGTTGTCGAAAGGCATACTGGAGTTAAAATTAATAAAGTTACAAGGCAGTTTGATTATGTTTTTGCTAGAGCTTGTTATTATTATTTGTGCCGAACTTATGGCGAAATGAGTTATGGTAAAATTAGTGAATCAGTCAATAAGAATCATGCTACTGTAATGCATAGTTTAAAAGAGTTGCCATATATTATAAAGCATGATCCGGTGAAAAGTAAAATATATAATAAAATTGTCAAAGAAGCTGAAAAGGATTATGTTGAAACTAAAAATGGTAAAAGCATTGAAAGGTTAGTTACTGATCATAATTTTTATTTAATGCAATGTGAAAATTTAAAAACTAGATTAGAACAATTAGATCGTAGATATAAAAAAATATTTGCTGAAAATTTAGAAATGAAACGAATTATTTATATTATGGCCGATACTGACTAAATATTTTTTAATTTTGTAAAAAAACTTTATGAAAAGGAATCCATTTGCAAAATACTTAGGCAAAGAAGATGTATTGCAAAATCAAGTTATGAGATATATTGGTTTGAAATACCCTAAAGCATTGTTTACTCATGTCGCTAACGAGGGTAAAAGAACACCATTTGAGCAATACAAAATGAAATACTTAGGCACAAAACCTGGTATTCCTGACATAATGATTTTTGATCCGAACAAAACTAAAAATGGTTTAGCCATAGAATTAAAAGCTGGGTATAACAAACCTACCGAAAATCAAAAAAAGTGGCTTAAATCGCTTGAAAACAAGAACTGGATAGCTGTTTGGAGTAATAATTTAGATGAATGCATTGAAATAATAGATAAATATTTTAACAACAAATAATGGCTAGATCAAAAAAAATATATTTTGAGGAAGAGAATCAAAAAGTAAGATGGACACAATCTAGCTCAGATGGTTTTAAATACGATTACAAGTTTATAGGGGTTGCTAGTGAAGCTGAGTTTGACTTATTGATGGAATTACTTTGGTTTATGTATGAAGATGGAGATATAACTTATAATCAATTTTTTGATACTTTCCGAGAGCTTAAAACATTTTGTGATGGAATTAAAGGTTTGGTCGACAAACAATAATTTTATTACTTAGCGACTTATTTATGAAATACAATAAGATTTTAAAACCTAAAAAGTTTGACCACTTTACTATCATACCTAGCTATATATTTAGGCATAAAGATATTTCAGTTGGTGCTACTGGTTTGTATGCTTATTTATTTTCACACACAGCTGAACAAGAAATAACAATACAATTTATATGCAACCATTTTAAAGAGGGCAAAGATGCCATAGCATCAAAATTAAAAGAACTTATAGATGCTGGTTATATAGAAAGGGAGAGAGTTACCGATAAAGGTAAATTCAAGGGTTATAACTATATTTTAAAAGCAAACCGAAGTCGGAAAAACCGAGATCGGAAAAAACCGAAATCGGAAAATCCTCCACAAAGTAATATTAATATATATAATGATAACAATATAGAAAGTAATAATATGCATAGTAATTTAGTTTTAAAAGTTTACCCTCATTTTGTAAACTTATTTCCAAAAAAATATCAGCCACAAACTCAAAGCCAAAAAAATAAATGGATAAGTTGTTTAGATAAATTAGAGAGAATCGAAAAATTAGATTTTCATAAACTCTGGCTAGTAGTTAAGTTTATTAGAGAACATGAGTTCTGGGGTGTGCATTTTTTAAGTTTATTAAAACTTAGAAATAAAGATAAAAATGGAATCATGTACGTACATAAGTATATTGAAACTTATGACAATGCAAACAAACCTAAATTTTGGTGGCGTGTTAAGGGATTGATTAAATATTTTATTTACCAGGAAAATGGAAAAACATTATTAGGCGCTGATACAAAAAAAGGAAAACTCAATGAGTTTAATATTTCACAAACATTAAATAAATATCAAATAAATCAAATAAAAAAAATTATATCTAGTGATAATAGGTAAGGTTTACAAACTTGATAAATATGAACAAGCCATTGTTAAGCTATCAGCTGAGCAAAGGCATAATAATAAAATAAAAACTGGTTGGAATGGTTACAAAACAGTTAATGTACAATCTGAACTTGAGTTGAATATTATTGGTTTCGGTGGAGAGTTTATATTTGCAAGGGAAAATAATTTATATCCTGATTTCAAAATACATAACACTAGTAAGGTAAATAAAACTGATGATTATGATGCAACCTGGTTAGGTCATAGTGTAGATGTAAAAGTAAATAGAAAACATCACCCATTAATGATTCCTGAATATGCAAATACAGATTGTAAAATATTTGCTTTATTTACTAGCAATTATCCAAACTATACTTTTGAGGGGTTTACCTTAAATAATATAATTTTTCAAGATTGCAATAAAAAAATGACTAGAGTAAAATCTTATGTTTTAGAAAAAAACAAACTTTTAAGCCATAAAGAACTAATTTTTTTGTTAAATATTTAAAAAAAATTTCTATATTTAAAAAATATTTTTATTTATGAATCACTATAACGACTTACTCGACTTAGGTATAATACTAAAAAGATCTCAAGGATCTGTTAAAACTAGATGCCCTAAGTGTTCACATACTAGAAAAAACAAAAAAGATGATTGTTTATCAGTAAATATTGATGAGGGTTTGTATAATTGTCATAATTGTGGATGGGGTGGGAATGTTAAATTTAAGAAAAAAATTGAATATGTTTTACCCCCAAAATTTAATTCTAATATCGCTGAGAGAGTTGTAAAATGGTTTAGCAATAGAGGCATCACTGAGCCAACATTAATACATTGGAAAATAGGCGAATCATTAGAATATATGCCTCAAGTACAAGCTAAAAGAAGATGTATAAATTTTAATTATTACAGAAATAATCAAGTTGTTAATGTAAAGTATAGAGATGGTGAAAAGAATTTTAAATTAGTTTCTGGTGCTGAGCTTATATTTTATGGTATTGATAATATAAAAGAATTACAAAAGTGTTACATAGTTGAGGGCGAGATGGATGCGCTTAGTTTGCATGAAGCTGGTTTATATAGTGTTTGTAGTGTTCCTAATGGTGCTAGTAAAGGATCTCAAAAACTAGAGTATTTAGATAATTGTTATAAATATTTTAAAGACAAAAAAGAAATTATACTTTGTACAGATAATGATGATGCTGGTTTACAATTAAGAAATGAACTAGCTAGGAGATTTGGAAAGTATAGATGTAAGTATGTTGAGTTCGGTGATTTCAAAGATGCTAATGAAGTTTTGATTGAAAAGGGAGCTGAGGCACTTAGAAATATAATAAAACAAGCTAAAGATTTTCCACTTGAGGGCGTGTTAAATTTAGACAATATATGGCAAGATGTACTAAATTATAATGAAAATGGCATAACTAATTATTCTATTGGTTTGCCAGGATCTGATGAATATTTTAAAATGGCGTTTGGCGAGTGGACAGTTGTTAGTGGGATACCAAACTCTGGTAAATCCGATATACTAGATCAAATATTGTGTAATATATCTACTAAGCACGATTTTAGATGTGCAATGTTTTCGCCTGAGAGTTTTCCTTATGAGGGACATATAAAAAGAATAGCTAATAAATTAAATCAAAAAAATTGCAATAGTGATGATTTAAACAATACAAAAGATTTTATTGAAGATCATTTTTTTTGGATTAAAATTGATTTAGAAAATTTAACCTTAAAAGGTATTTTAAATGCATTTAGGGAGCTTGTATTTCAAAAAGGTATAAATGTTTGTGTCATAGATCCCTGGAATATGCTCGACCACTCAGCACAAAGAGATCATAGTTATATTGGTAAAATATTAAGTCAAATAACACAATTTTGTCAACAAACTAACACTCATCTATTTTTAGTGGCACATCCTAGAAAAATAGAAAGTGAGGGTGGTGTATATAAAAAGCCAACATTATACGATATTTCTGGCTCAGCTGATTTTTTTAATAAGGCATATAATGGCTTAATTGCTTATAGATGCATAGGGCAAAAAACAAAATACAAAAGTGATGTTGTTAGAGTTCATGTCGAAAAGGTCAAACGTAAAGAGAATGGCCAGCTAGGCGATTTTGAGATAGCTCCAGATTTTGATAATGGGGGTATCTACAAAGAGATATTTCAAGGTGAAAAGAAAATACAAGTAATAAAAGATAATGTTCCATTTTAAAAATTAAATTATGAATCAAAAAGAATTTGAAGAAACTACAAGATATATCTTAGACAAAGCTCAAGATATAATGGATGCTAAGCAGCCAGAATACACAAACAAAAGTATTGATGTATTAAACAATTTTAAACAAACATCTAAAAGTATTGGAATACAACCTATGGAAGTTTGGGCGGTGTTCTTTAATAAGCATATACAAGCCATTTTAAGCCATGCTGGTGATCCCAGTATGCATCAAGCTGAGCCAATAGATAGTCGTTATGCAGATGCTTTAAATTATCTACTCTTAGGGTTTGCAATGCTTGTTGAGGATTCTAATAAAAAAGATATAATATCCGGCACAGAATGAAAATATATAATCAAGATTGTTTAGAAGCTATGAAAGAAATGTCAGATAATCAGTTTGACTTAGCTATTGTTGATCCTCCTTATGGTATTGGTGCAGGAAGTAAAAAGTTTATAAATAGAAAAACTGCTAATAAAAATGCTGAAAAATTTTATAAAGATAATGATTGGGATATAGCACCAAGTATTCAATATTTTAAAGAATTAAAAAGAATAAGTAAAAAATATATAATTTGGGGTGGTAATTATTTTAGTAATTTATTAGAAGCTTCAAGGTGTTATATAGTATGGGATAAAAAAACAGGCGATAATAGTTATGCAGATTGTGAACTTGCACTCACTAATATAGATGCAAATGCTAAAATATACACTAAATTTTGGTTAGGTGCACACGCAAATAATGGAACACCAAGAATACATCCAACAGAAAAACCAATACAACTTTATGAATGGCTATTAATGAATTATGCTAAAAAAGGAGATAAAATATTAGATACACATTTGGGTAGTGGTAGCATAGCTATTGCTTGTCATAATTTAGGTTATGATTTAACTGGTTATGAAATTGACAAAGATTACTATGAAGCTGCAATAAAAAGAATAGAACAACACAAATCTCAAATAAGAATGTTTTAACATGAATAAATACTTAAAAGCACAATCCTGGTGTTTAGAAAATAATATAAAAGTATATATAGTTCCTATTAAGGGCAAAAAAAAATGCTATGTTGAAATAAATGATGATGGCCAATTAATTAGATCTCCTAAAACTTATGCATATCAAAAAGATGCAAGTGATAAAATATGGGATTTATATTTATATTTGTATAACAAAAAAAGCAAACATGGTACAAAAAATTAGTATAAAAAAAATTAAGCCGAACCCTAATAATCCTAGATACATTAGAGATGGCAAGTTTAAAAAATTAGTTAAATCAATCAAAGAATTTCCAGAAATGTTGGAAAAGCGACCAATCATAGTAGATGAAAAAATGGTTGTCTTAGGTGGCAATATGAGATTAAAAGCGTGTGAATCGGCTGGTATTAAACAAGTTTGGATTGATACAGCTGAGGGTTGGTCAGAAAAACAAAAAAGAGAATTTATTATTAAAGATAATGTTGGCTTTGGTGATTGGGATTTTGATATGTTAGCTAATGAGTGGAATACTGAGTTACTTAATGACTGGGGTTTAAACTTACCTGAGTTTGACAAAAACCCAGATTACTCAATACTTGATGACATTGATTTAGGAGGTGAGCTTGATGAGATGACTGGTAATGTAAAAAAAGCATTACAGATACCTTTTGATCTTGAAGATTATCAAAGAGCTTTTGACTTAGTGAAAGAGTTTAGAGAGAATAAAATATATGTTGGTAAATTATTAATAGAAAAATTAGAAAATGAAAAAAGTAGATTTAAAACAAATTGAACACGATGTTAAAGTAGGTGATATATGTGGCACTATTGAGCCAAATGTTACTGAGGATAGTATTTTTTATTTTGAGGGTAAGCCAATAGGATTTTATATAGCTGATTTATCTAAAAACTTTCAAAAAGCGGCCCAACTAGCTGATATAGCTGATAAGGAATTAAGATCTAAAAGAGTTCCAAAAAGTGTAATGAAAAGATCGAGTGGGTTTGGTGATGGTAACGAAGACAAAGAGGTTTTGCAATATTCAACTATTATAGGTAGTGTGCCACCTAAGCCACACATGAGGCGACCATATGCTACTATTAGTAGTGTACACAATGTTAAAACAGCACAAACTTTTATAAAAGCTATGTTATTGTTATGCTTAGAAAGTGAAAAAATTATAAAAGAAATCACACCTGATTTATATGTAGAACAAAAAAAGATTATATCAGAAAATGTTAGCAAAAAATGGAGGTTTGGAAACTTATTTACTAGTAGTATTTCAAATTACAATATCCCAGCACCTTTTCATAGAGATGCTGGTAACCTAGTAGGGTGTGCTAATGTTATCATAGCAAAAAGAAAAAACTCAACTGGTGGTCATACTACTGTACCAGATTATGGTGCTACTGTAAATAGCGCTGATAACTCAATGTTAGTATATCCAGCATGGCGAAATGTGCATGGTGTAACGCCAATTATACCAACTTTTGAAGATGGATATAGAAATACTTTAGTTTTTTACCCTCTAAAAGCATTTAAAGGTATAGAGTAAACTAAAAAAAAAGTAAAAAAAATTTTTGTAATTAAAAAAATTCTTTTATATTTGTATTGAATTTAAAACATTACAATTATGAATTACGTTAACCTTGAAAATCCAGCTTACTTAGAAGCAAAATCATTATCTAAATTATGGGAATCATACTCAGAAAATTGTTCGAGAGAAGATATTTTTGAAGTAGGTTTCAATCAAAATTCTGGCTATGTATATATAGCTTTAGAAAACAACATTACTCTTGTTAGTTCTTTTGGTCAAGATGTTGAATATCTTGTTACTGATTTCGATTCAGGTGAAGAAACTTTTTTTGAAACTATTAATGAAGCTCAAGATAAATTAGAAGAAATAAACGAAAAATATGCTTACTAATATGATACCATTCAAATCTAATACTAACCATTACTATAAAAAAGAATATTTCGCAAAATATACTCAGAATCTTTTTAAGAATGGAAACGACATATATTCTTATTACACTAAGGTAGCTGAGATTAAAGGCAATAAATTATATCAACTAGGTTACTGGAGTACAACAACTCAAAAACACATTAACTATGTTGCTAATGAACTTGGTTTGAGTTTAATAAAATAAAACCTAATATAAAAAGCCAGGTTAATTCTATTGGCATTAGGTAATTAAAGGGGGTTTCACAACTCCCTTTTTTTTATGTAATTTTGTTAAATGGCAAATAGACAAGTTTCGACACATAAAAAAAGATTAATGCTCAAAGCATTGGAAAAAAGTTTATCAGTTGTTACAACAGCTGTTAAGCAAGTAGGCATTGATAGGCAAACACATTATAATTGGTTAAAGAAAGATCCTAAGTATGCAGCAGAGGTTAAATCCATTGAGGATATTACATTAGATTTTGCTGAAAGCCAATTACATAAGCAAATTCAAGATGGGAATACAACAGCAACAATATTTCTATTAAAAACTAAAGGGAAAAAAAGAGGTTATGTTGAAAGACAAGAAATACAACATGATAGCTCTATTGAAAGCAAACTAATTGAATGGACACCGGCCAAAGACAAAAAGTAACAGAATATTGCAACAAACAATTTTATGAAGCTGTAAATACCAAAGCCAGATTAAATATATGGCAAGGGGGAACGCGAAGTGGGAAAAGTTGGAGCTTGATGCAATACTGTTTGTATTTAATGACTACTGAAAAACAGCCATTGACAATAAGCATAGTCAGAAAAACACTCCCAGCACTCAAAAGATCGGTTTTAAGGGACTTTCTGCATATTTCTAAGGAATTAGGTATATATTGGAATGGCGTGCATAACAAGTCGGAAAATACATTTGAATTTAATGGGCATACTTTGGAGATGTTTTCAGCTGATGATGCACAAAAGATAAGAGGGAGTTCAAGAGATATACTTTGGATTAATGAGGGTAATGAGTTGTTTTTTGAAGATTATCAACAGCTAGTCATGAGAACAAGGCAAAAAATATTTATTGACTTTAACCCCTCTGATCCTATACATTATTTGTATGATTTGGCTGAGAGAGATGATGCAGAGCTTTTTTTATCCACATATAAGGATAATAAATTTTTACCTAAAGAGTTGATTAATGAAATCGAAAGGATAAGGGAGAGAGATCCGGATTATTGGCGTGTATATGGCGAGGGACAAAGAGCTGTATTTAGTGAAAAGCAAATATTTAAGAATTGGAATTATATACCTTATAAAGATTTTCCCCAAATAGATGATGAAATTCTTGGATGTGATTTTGGATTTTCCCAAGATAATTTAGCGATTGTAAAAGTAGGCAAACATAATAATAGCTTATACATTCATGAGCTTATTTATAAAAAGGGCATGACAAATAGGGACATTGCAAACTTTGTTAAGGGTATTAAATTAGATGATATGCTAATGTATTGTGATAGCGCTGAGCCGAAAAGTATTGAGGAACTAAGGCAAATGTCTATATGGGCAAAACCAGCTGTAAAAGGACAAGGGAGTATAAACGCTGGTATATCATTACTTAAAGAGTTCGATATATATGTTAGTGAGGAATCAACAAACATTCAAAAAGAACAATTATCATATCTGTATGATGAGTTAAAAGATGGCACAATAATCAATAAACCAAAAGCTAATCAACAAGATCACTTAATGGATTCAATCCGGTACGCTGTATATTCACGATGGAAAAATAGAAATGACTTTTTTGTTGTATAATAAAAGAATTTATTATTTTGTATTTTTACATAAAATTTTATTTTAATGGCATCATTCTTTGACCGATTCAGAAACCTATTAACCAAAAATGCTCAACAAACAGCACAAGAATATAACAAAGCTATTTATAACTGGCTTGGTGAAAGCATAGTTTGGAATCCAGAAAACGACACTACATATATAAATGAGGGTTACAGAAAAAACTCAACTGTATATTCATTAGTAAATATTATTGCAAAAGCCGCATCCTCAATACCATTTCAAGTATATGAAAAGGTAAATGACAATGATTACAAAAGATATAAAGCCATGAATAATGGCATACTGGATCCTAGTGTTATGCATAAAGCAAACTATTTAAAAAAGAAAGCATTAGTTGAATTGCATAATACTGATTTACATAAATTATTAGAACGACCAAACCCAGCGCAATCTTATGCATCTTGGATAACTGAGCTAATTGCATTTGGTAAATTAACCGGCAACAGATACATTTATGGCATTGCTCCGGAAACTGGCAATGGTGCTGGTAAATACAAAGAGCTATATGTTATGCCTAGTCAATTAATAGAAATTATCTCTGGTGGTTATATGCAGCCAGTAAAAGAATATACTATTGAGTACAATGGCCAATATAAAATACCAGCTGATCAAATATGTCATATAAAAGATTTTAACCCTTACTTTGATGGATCTGGTTCACATCTTTATGGGCAATCACCACTTAGAGCTGGTTTAAGATCAATGACAACAAATAATGAAGCTGTACAAACTGGGGTTAAATATTTACAAAACCAAACAGCTAGAGGTGTGCTTATGAGTGATGAGGGTGATCTTAATGAGGTTCAAGCACAACAACTAAAAGATAAGTTTAGAAAAAACTTTCAAGGTGCTGATAATGCTGGTGATATAATTATAACTCCAAAAAAATTATCATGGGTTAATTTTGGATTAAATGCAAGTGATGTTAGTTTAATAGAGCAATACAATGCATCTATAAAAGATCTTTGTAATATCTACAACGTACCGGTTACACTTTTAAATAATACAGAAAGCTCAACATTTAACAACGTAAAAGAAGCTAAAAAAGCATTATATCAAAATTGTGTTATACCAGAGCTTAACAAAATACAAGATGAATTAAATAGATGGTTAGCGCCAAAGTATGGCGAAAAATTATGTATTGAGTTTGATTATAGTGTTATCCCAGAATTACAAGAGGAAACTGAAAAGGTTGTAAATCAAATGGCTCAGGCATGGTGGCTAACTCCAAATGAAAAAAGAGCTGCAATGAGTTTTGGAACTGATGAGGAAAATCCAATACTAGATGATTATTATATACCAGCTAATTTAATACCGGCATCTGGCAATGATATTGACATTGAAGATCCACAGCCGGCTTTACAAGAACAAGAGGAAAAAAAAACTAAAGTTGACAATATAGAAATCAAAGCAACTTACAATGATTATCCACAAAGTGCAACTAACAATGCTAAACGAGTTAAGAATTGGATCGAAAAACATGGCAGAGATGAAGTCGATGGAATGACTGAGGTTGGCTTAGCTAGAATGAATCAATTAATAGCTAGAGAATCACTTAGTTTGTCAACTTTAAAAAGAACTTTTAGTTTCTTATCTAGAACTAAAGGCGGTGGGTATGATAAAATAAATCCTGATTATAGAGACACCCCATGGAGAGACAAAGGATATGTTGCTTTCTTAGGATGGGGTGGCCAAAGTATGCTGACTTATGCTGATAAAAAATTAAAGCAAATAGAAAATGAGTAATGGAAAATGGAGAGATGCATTTGAAAAGCAAAGGCAAATAACAGAAAAACGTAACATCTCAAAATTTACTAGATATTATCAAGGTCAATACAATAAAGGTGTTGATAATGTTTTAAATACCGGCAATACTAACTATCAAAACCTATTTACTGTTGAATTTTTTAATAATATGTATTTAGAGTTATTTCAAGATACATCAATGCATTTTGCTAAATGGTATGCTAGAACTTTTGACAAACTAATTAAAAAAGGTGTTAATAGCAAAGAATATGTTACTCAATGGCAAGCTGCATTTGGATTATATGCCAAACAAGTAGCAGCAACAAATGTTGTTCTAGTAAGTGGAACTGCAAAAAAAACATTAGTTAAAATAACACAAAGATTGTTTAGTGATCCTGAGTTTATGACTTTAGGTTATGATGCAAAAGCTAGGATATTAAAAAAACAATTTAAAAAATATTCTAGATACCAAGCACAGAGATTAGTTAGAACAGAAACTACAAGGGCCGCAAACTATGGAGTTGAGCAAAGTGCCTTAACTGTTTTTCCTGGCGAAAATCTTATAAAAGAGTGGTCCACATCATTAGATGGCCGAGAACGAGATTGGCATGGCGTGGCTAATGGCCAAAAAGTAAAACAACAAGATTCTTTTATTGTTGGTGGCGAAGCTATTATGCGACCAGGTGAGGGTTCTGGCCGAAATGTAATAAATTGTAGATGCTCAGCTATTTATTATCCAGATCAGTCAAACCAACCTAGCCGATCAAGTAATTTACTATTTAATATCGGTGCTGGCTTAGCAATCAATGAGCTGACAAAGGATTAAAAATTATTTTAGTAATTTTACAAAAAATATATTTATATGGAATTTATTTACAAAGCGGCTCCACTTGGTGATGTTGTTATGGATTTTGATGAAAAAAACAACATTGTTAAAGGTTATGGATCTTATTTTGACAACAAAGATAGCGACCAAGATATTATCAGAAAGGGCGCATACCAAAAAACAATACAAGAAAATGGCTCAAGGGTTAAGTATTTATATCAACATGATATGATGCAGCCAATAGGTAAAATGAAAGAGTTATATGAAGATGACAAAGGTTTAGTATTTGTTGCCGAAGTGCCTAAAACACAACTTGGAACTGATGTTATTGAACTTATGAAAGCTGGAGTAATTACTGAAAATTCTGTTGGTATTATGCCAATAGTAAAAGAACAAAAAGGTGATTATAGGGAAATAAAAGAAGTAAAACTATATGAAATT